GGAATCTCTTCTTTCTCACCAGTTAATCCTTGCTTTAACATTACCGCTGTATATTTAGCAGCTAAATCAGTCATACACAAATCTTCGTGAATTGCTACAGCACCTGGAGTAATAGTTCTTTGTGATAGGGTAGTAGTACCGCTAGCACTTCTAGAACATCCATCCGCCTGGAAAACAACGTCCGAAGTTAATATATTAATTGTAGTCGGTCCTTTAACACCGTCCTGAATGTTAGCGTAATTTGCTAACCTTCCTCCAGCGACAGACTTAATAATAAGGTCCATCGCATTTTGTTCCGTATACGCTGGAAGCGCACTTACATCAAAACTCATAATTTTTAATTTTTAGTTTATTATATTTTTATTTTTTAAGATACTTATAATATCTTTTTTATTTTCTTTTTTCAGCGACTTGAACGCTGAGTTTCTTTTAACAACTGCATTATTAACAGGCTCTTCAATTAACTTTTCAGTTAATTCTAAAAGTTTAGCGAATGAATCTCTAAGAGTATTAATCTCCTTTTTAAGGTCTTTGTTTTCCTCTGACAAAGTAGCTTCCATAGAAAACACTCTTTCAGTAACAACTGACTCTATAATTTTTTTCGCTTCTCTTTCCTGAGCTTCAGTTAAAGGAGTAGACATTTCCTCTTCCTCTTCAGCTTCCTCTTCTATTACTGGCTCTTCCTCAGCTTCCTCTACAGCTACAATAACTCCAGCCTCAGTAGAAATAACTCTACCATCGCTTAGTTTATGTTCACCGTCTGGAGCTGGTAATAGCTCACCTTCTACCTCTACGACTACAGCCGCACCTATAGAGACATCTGGCTCTATTTGTGCTACAGTACCGTCTTCTAGTACTACGTCTTCAAACTTTTCAGTAGTTTCTTCAGTAGTCTCTTCAGAGGTTTCTTCAGTAAAATTTTCAGTAATTTCAGTAGTAACTTCAGACTCGTTTTCAACTTCTACACCTTCGCTTTTAAATATGCTTTTAATGTCGTTGAATAATTCTTTAAGTTCACTCATAATGAAAAATTTTTATATACTATTATATATAACAAATAATTGATAGTATCACAATTTTATAATAACTATTTTTTTAATATTTATTTTTTACACACTTACCATTTTTTTTAGTATATCCTGGAGGACATTTTTTGTACATATTAGCCTCGTGTGTTTCTCCTACCATATACCAAATTTTATCATTGTATTCGTGTTCGTGAATACCCTCTATTCCTAAATCATTAGCAGCTTTTAAAGCCATCTCTTTAGAAGCGTAAGCTAGTCTATCGTCTATTATAGCGAAGTCTTTGTCTACTACCATACTAACAAAATTATTTTTTTTCTTTTGTTTGTACTTCTTTACTACTTCTCTTATTTTGTTTATTAGTGTAACTGGATATTTAACAGTCTTAGCTTGTCCAAACATACCCTCTACACTAAAACCTCTAAAGCTACCATCTTTAACCATAGCCCAAACCTCATCGTTTTCGACTCTCATACTTCCCCACCAGCTACCGTCTGGAGCATCTTCAAATCCTTTAGGTGCTTTAATACCTCTCTTAGAATCTATTATTAAGGACTCTATTACATAAACACCTTTAGCCTGTAAATTATTGTCGTGCATTAGATTTACGTTAGCGTTAAGACCATTCTTAAAGAATTTGTTTACTATCTTTTCTATAGTATCTCTTCTAAAGACTACATAATATTTCTCGTTATTATCATTTAGTCTAATAATAGGTAAGTCCGCTTTCATAAAGTAACCGCTTACTATTCTCTTTTCTTCGTCTTCTATTTTAAATTCCTGTCTATATTTGTCTTTGGTTTTCATTTTGTCAATAGCCCAGTTAATACCACTAGCACCTCCCCAGGCATCCCACATAATACCTCCGCAGCCTTCACTATAAGGAACGTCTTTATTTTGTTGATGTCTTTTAAAGCTAGCCATTCTACCTATTGTCTCCCAGCTTATTTTTTCTTTGTTAGCTAATTGTCTAGCTCTGGTCCATCCTACTCTAGTGCCGCAGTCTATGTTATTCTCTTCTTTATATTTAATAGCTTTCTTTGCGTTGTTAGATGCTGACTCTGGGTAGTCGTTAAAAGTCTCTTCAAATTTTTGTTTAGCAAAAGATAGCCATAGACTTTCAGTGGCTGGGCTGTCGACTAGTGCTATAAAATCCACTCCAGACTCGTCTTCCTCGTCAATAACTAATTCTAGTAATTCTGTATTTTTCATATTATTTATTTTTTAATTTCCTCCAAATGTACTTTGTCCCTCTATTACAGCTACGTTGTTTTGTGTTGCTGTTATATCGGTTTCAGTTACAAATACTCTTTGCGGTTCTTGTCCTATTAATGTACTAGTGTTAGCTGGTCCAATAACTGGAGCGTCCTCCCCTCCCCCGTTAAATATACTAGGAAGATTAGTGCCTCCTCCAGCTGCCTGGCTACTACTTTGAAACTTTTGTTTTCTTATATTGTTAACATTAGCTAGACCAGAGGCTAAAGCCAAACCAGCTGCTATAAAAGGTTGTGCTGGAAATAGTACAGTTTTAGGATTTGCAGCGGCACTAGCAAAAATAGCGTTAACCCCTTGGTAGGTTTGTATTAAAGCTTGTGCTATTTGTAATTTTTTATTTCTTTCAAATGATTTTTTTCTAACTATTTCGTTAGCCTGTTCTAAAGCTACTAATCTTTTAAACTCTTCTTTGTCATTATTTTCCTCAGCTTTCTTTTTTTGTTCGCTTAAATCTAACTCATTAGCAGTAAAAGAGTTATTTAATTCAGTTAAAACATTTAAGCCATCTGAAGCTATTTGAATTACAGCGTCTTCTAGTGCCTGTCTCTCTGCTCTTATCTTATCGTTTTTTTCTTTCTCTATTCTAGCCTCTTCAGCTGCTAATTCAGCTATAATAAGTAAACTATTTTTTTTCTTTTCTATAAGTTTATTTTCACTGTCTATTGCCTCAGCGTTTCTTATTTTAGCTTTTTTACTATTTTCGTCTGCCTGTTTTTGTTTATCTTCCTCTACTTTTTTATCTAAGTCTAACGCTTTTAATTTAAAACCGTCTAAAACATTTTGTTGTTTAGTTAAATTTTCTTTAGCTACTTTTAAATCTTCGTCTGCTTTCTTTTGTGTTTCGTCAGGGTCAAATATAAAACTAGTGGCTTTGTCTAGTAATTCATCTGCTCTTTCAGTTAATCCTAAGTCTATATTAATAGGGTCAAATCCAAATAATTTTTTACCTATTTCACTTTGTGTAATTTTATTAATTAATTTCAAAAAGCTCTCAGCTGCAAACTCATTAATTTTTAATAATGTTCTAGGAACTATTAGTATTAATTCTAAAGTCTTTTTAAGTATTTTTTGGTTTCTAATCTCACCAGCTACCCTTTGGTCATTAGCTATTTTATCAGCTTCTATTTGTAGTGAAAGTTGTTTTAATAATTGTCTTTGTCCGTCAATTTTCATTTTAAGGATTTGACGTTCTGTCTTACCTTGTAGCTTTAGAGTGTTAGTTTGATTATCTAGTAACTCTAGATTTTTTTGACTATTTACTACATTGGCAGCTGTTGATTTTTGTAAGTCTTTAGTAGCACTAGAAACTCCACTAATAGCATTCTTTAACTTATCAAAGTTAGCTATCAAAGTAGCTACACCTACTACTAGTAAACCTATACCAGTCGCAGCTATTGCTGTTCTTAATCCTTTAAAAGCTGTAGAGGTAGTATTTACTGAGCCTGTAAATAATTTCATTACACCGCTAGCTATTACAGTAGTAGCGTTATTAGCTTTCTGAAAAGCAGTAGAATTTTTAACTACGTTGTTAAATAACTTCATAGCTGACTGAGTACCTTCTATAGCACCTTTAAAAGCCATAGAGACCCCTATAGCCTTTTCTATATTTTGGACAGTCTCTTCTATAGGACCACCAGAGCCACCTAGTAAAATAAAAGCAGCCGAGACATCACCAACAGCACCAGCTACACTACCTAACTCACTAGCGACCTGTTCGTTATCTAAAGCCTCCATAGATAGCTCGGTGTTTTTAATTTCTTTGTTAACACCTACTAACTCAGACTTTAAATCTTTAAAAGCCTGTGAGCCTAAAGGAACTTTCCTTAACTCTTCGTTTAGTCTTTCGGCTTCCTGTTCTAATTGACCTAAAGAAGTAGTAGCTCCTTTTGCGTTAATATCTAATTCTAAAGCTATTTTCTCAGCCATTTGTTTTAATTATTTGATGTTATTAAAAATTCGTTTCCATCCCATTGAATAGTGACATACTTATATTGACTACTTAAAGTAAAAACACTAGCTCCGTCTATTGTAGTACTTATAGAGCTAGCTGTTAAAGTAACCTGGTTAGATGAGTTAACCTTTTTAAAAGTCCAAGTCTTACCTATTACTATAGTACTAGCTAAAGGGAAAATTATATCTATATCTCCAGCCGAAGAGTCACAAAAATAAACCTGAATGTTAGGGTCTGCTTTGTCATCTAGTGTGATAGTTTTACTAGCTCCAGGTCCTGTAATAGTGTTATTTACATAAGTAGTATTTGAAGTAGTTACTGTTTGACCATTACTATTAATTAACTGTACGTTGCTTAAACCAGACTCTACTATATTGTTAGACCCATTTACTTGTATGTTTCTAGTATTAGAAAATACTTTGTTATTATCACCCATTACACTAACCCCTCTAGCGTTTGGGCTTATATAATTATTAGAACCTATTACCTTTTGATTTAAGTTACTTACAGCATTATTATTTAATAAATTACTTTGACCTATAGAAAACTTAGGAGCAGTATCTCTAGGACCTACAGCACCACCACCACCAAAGCTAGACCTAACAGTAGCATTAAAAGTATTAGATAATTTTATTTTTAAAAATTCACATTTAGTGATAGGGTTGCTAGGGTTGTAATTCTCTATTTTATTTAGTCTAAAATATTGATTTTTAAAATAGTATTGGTCTTTAAAAGATAGTTGTTTTATGTCGCTAGGACTTAAATAAAAATAAGCACAAACTATTTTACTGTTATTGTCTGTTATTTCCTGTAAAAATTTAGAATAGTATTTATTTACTAGGGTATTATTAGAGAAAGTTATAACCTTATCAAACACGTTAGAATAATATATTTCATTAGATAAACCAAAGTCTAATATATTGTTAGGAGTGTAAGGGTCATCAAACATTCCAGCGTAAGGATATGTAGAGTAGCTAGTAGTATTATCGTCAGCATCTCTGTGAATCCATTGTTGACCTGTCGCTTTCATACCTCCCCACTGTAGAATTCTTATATTACTTTCTATCTTTTGAACTCCGTTATTATCATCAAACTTAATTATAGTAGGCAGTACCCTATCATACCAATTTTGACCTACTGAGGGAGTAGGGGAAAATATTACCTCTGTCTTATATTCATTTGTAACAAATTCATTTACTAGTCGAAAGTCATCCTGTCCGTAAACCTCTTCCCAAGTATCAAAATATAATTTATTATAATAATCCTTATCCTGTTTATAAGTAAATAAATACTCTTTAAAGTTTAAAGCTCCCATTGGCTTAGACTCTACTTCTCTAGAAATATCTAGCTTATTAGACCAGTCTACTATATTATTACTATAAAAATCGTCTCTAGGTTCTATTAATAAATTTTTCTCATTATTTGGGTCTGGCTGTATATATAAATTAAACATCTTAACTAGAGACATTATAAAATCTCTTTGCTTTACTTTTCTAGGAATAGTAGAATTCATAGGGATTAAACTACCCTCTGTTATCTCTCTATTTACATACTCAGTCTTTAAGTAGCCACTTAATAAATTTAATTGATAACTACCTCCAGCTATACCAACGTCTGGAGCGTTTGTACTATGCCAAAATCCAGGAACAGTTGGAATACCATAACGCTGTCTAACTGCGTAAGTTAAAATTATTCTTACTTTCTCACCTTCATTTAAATAGACATTATCTACGTTAATAGTGTATTGATTTCTAACAGCGTTTGTATTTGGATTAATTCCTAAAGAAGCGTTATCATCAAATATATTTATATATCCAACTCCTCTTATATCCACAACACCAAAAGGATGTAATAAATCTAAAGTATTTGAATCAACTGCTCCAGTTGGATTAGTTGCATTTGTAACAGTAGCAGGTGCTGTATTTACCGCAAAGGCAGTATCATTACTAATACCGTAGCTAAGAGTGTCTAAATATTCTATAAGGCTATTAGAAGAGTTATATCTCCCTACTTTTATATGACCCTCGATATATCCATTATTAACATAACTAGCACCACTAGTCAGAGCAGCACTAGGACTAGTAAAGACTCCCTGTAGTTGTAACATAGTACTTAGA